ACCGAGGCATATCTGAAGCACTTGGCAGCAGGGGAGAGAAACGAAGCTCTTGCCTATGCTAAGATTATGATGCTTAAGGCATTCGCTGTGGGTCGTCCTTCGTGGGACTCATAAGTTTTCCACAACCTGTGGAAACTGTGGAAAACTCAATTCTCACTTTTTTCAAAAATCTCAAAAACTGAAAAATCTTAAATTCTTAAAAATCTGACTTTTTGAGTTTTTAAGATTTTTCAAAAACTTTAATTTTTAAATTTTAAGGATTTTCAATGTTTTTTAACAATTTGAACAGTTCAGCTATCAAAGAGATTGAAGTTAATGATAATATTATATCAGTAATCTTTAATTCTTCAGATAAAGTGTATAATTACGAAGTAAAAGATGAAGATTTCAATGAAATGCTTCAAAATGTAATTGTAAATGAAGAAAGTATTGGTAAATTCATCAATACTGCTATAAAGAATAAAGCAATTGTTGAATATACTAATCTAAATACTGCTAATTGATTCTAATTACTAACTAATCACAGACTAATGGCTAAAATTAATCGTAATTCAGTTCAATCTTCGAAGTATAACAATCAAATCGAAGATGATTACGAAGACTTCGGGTATGATGTAAAGAATGCCCGACGTTATAAATCTCAATCCAAACGTACACCAAAATTCAAAGAGTACAGTGATGAGTATGACAGTTTCTGAACTGTCCACTGATCACCCTATGGTGGCAGATCTGGTGTATTGTACATGAGTCGTCAGGAATTGACCTTTGAAAACTATTCGAATTCAAGTTGACACTTACGATGGTTGTACAACTATCTGGTATGAGAAGTCCAGACTAAAGAATCCCACCGATTCTATCTGTAAGCGTGTGAATGAACAATTGAGTGGTTTAAACATTAAAAGGATCGAAGTGTCACTCTCCCCTGCTACTGTTTGATCATGTTTGCTGCATTCATTCCTGGACCTTATAACATCGGCGGCTGGCAATGTCAGATCGTCGATGATTATGAAACCGCTCACGATCTTGCCATGAAATATTTCACCGAAACTGGTATCATCGTGGCGGTTGAAGAGGTGGCACAGCGTCGTGTGACAGTTCAGCAAGTGTCCACAGGGGGTTGACTCTGCCCCCAATCCACCCTATATTGACTTCAGTTCAAACAACTGCTCTCCCATGAGAAAGATCGAACGCCAAATGAATGCTGCCATTCGTGACAGCAAGGATTGGCAATCTGGCAACACCAGTGTCACCTTTGATGAGGCAGAGAACGTCTCCAAAGTGTTTCTTCATGGCAACCACATCGCTGATATCGGTGATAACTTCATCCGACTGTTTGATGGTGGTTGGCAATCCAACACCACCAAATCTCGCCTGAATGCTATTCTGGCAGAGCATGGTGAGACTGGTGATTGTGTGTTTCAGAAGAAGTTTGAGTGGTTTGTTCAAATGAACACTGCTCAAGGTTTGACCACTGTTCCTTTCTTTTCTTCGATGAGGTTGGGTTGAGTCATTCAACCTTTCCCTATCTTCCAACTTACGTAGAACTCTATAACTTCCAAAATACTGGAAGTTATTTTTTTTACAAAATCTTAAAATTTGTATTTTTTAAGATTTTCAAAAAATTAAATATTAATGATTAATTCAAACTAAGGAGATTATTCTATGACATTTCAAGAGTATATTGAAACTGAATTAATCGAACAATTGAATGATGAAGATCTAGAATTTGATGATAGATCTTCTAGCCCAACTATTGACTTTGATTACACTACCCAGGATTGATTATGACTAAAGATGTAATGATTTCGATGCTTCGTCAAGGTAAAACTGGTGAGCAAATCCTTCAGATTCTTGATACTATCGCCAACGATGTTCAAGCTGAAGTGATGGAAACTGTAACAGCAATTAGTGATACAATTGCTGAAAAGATGCCTGCTCCTGGTAATATCATCGTAGATGTTTACGGTCGAGAAGTGGTGTTTTGATGTGACAGTTTAGGAAGTGGCACAGGGGGGATTGATTGCCCCCCTTTCTCGTGTATTCTATAAAGGTCAAACAAACCGACACATTATGTGGGAAGAAATCCAAGACATGCCTGGTGAAATCTTCGACATCGAAGAATGGTGTCATCCTATGGCAGAATGTTGGCATGACATGGAATTGAACGAAACTGTAACTGACACTAAAGATTCCTGATGATTACTGCAATCGTTGGTGGCGTCATTCTCGCCACCTTTGGCATCATGTTTCACCTCGATGATCGTATGGGCGGTGGCCTTTATGATCCCGACCCTACTGCATCTGACCGTTACCGTAATCACAAATGACTGAAACTGACATTATTTCAGTTCGGGAACAAATCCAGGAGGACATTCTCTCCTATGCTAGTCTAATTGATGATGAGCAAATCTTCCTGAACGATGATGTTCTGGATGCACTTTGCAACATCGTTTGTGACAACTTCACCGCACTTCTCAAATGACACCTAACTCTTTTGATCGTCAAGCACTCGTTGAAGCATACATTGATCGTTTGCTTGATAACATGAGCACCAAAGATTTGCTTCGTATTGTTGGTGACCAGATGGAAGAAAACATCACCAGCTATACTGATGAGGAACTGATTTCTGAGGTTGAGTCTTACTATCCCGATCTTCTTGACTGATCATGTCTTACACTGTCTACGTTACTGAAACTAACACGACTGCTGTGTTCTTCAATACTAAAGAAGAAGCAGAGGAATGGATCAACGAACCCGACTACGATTTGTGTCATCAATGGGAGTGTGTTGATTCTAAGTTTGATCTCGTGGAGAATGTGAACTGATGATGTACCAAATCCTCTACATTGAGTTTGATTTTGACGGTGAAGATGAGATGGATTCGTATGATAAAGACCTCATCACATCCGAAACCATTGGTCAAATCTGGGAAGCATGTGATGAAGATGATCTAATCGAAGAGATCACATGTGCTACGGGTTGGTGTATCAAATCCATTGATTATCGTCATGTGTTGGTATAGCTAACTGGTCAGCCGCCCGTGTGCCAGCTGCCAGACTGTCCACCAACTGCCCCATTGCCCCCCGATCGGTGCCATACTAAGGGCATCAAACGAAACGAACCATGAACCGCTACGACGTGATCTGCCCCTCCGCTCCCTGGGAGAACACCACGACCGATGAGGACCGTGCCTGGGATCTGTGCCTGTCGCTGTCTGAAGAGTTCGGATACGCTCAGGTTCGCCACAATGGCATCATCATCGGAGACTACACCAACGGGATGTGACACTACAGGGGGTGTCCACTGATACCCCCACCCCCGTTCAATCTGTTCTATCATTCTTTCAGTTCAACCAAACCAATGTCCATCACCTTGACTGCTAACTATAAAGAAACCCTTGCTGAGGTTACTGTTGAGAAGATTGATGAACTTCTCGATGAGAACTATGCTCTCGATGACATGTTGGAGTTCATCGATACCTACAATGAGAACGATTTTGTACACTATTATGAAGAGTATGTTCGCTGTGGTGAAGCAATCGGTTACGATGCTGTAGATGCTCTCATCGATGAAATGGGAGACGTTTCTGACATCGAAGGGTGTGATGAACGCTTCCGTGGTTGGTATGAATCTGAGGCAGACTTTGCTGAACAGTTCTACAACGACATCGAGAACATTCCTGCCTCTCTGGTGATCGATTGGCAAGCAACCTACGATTCTTCACTTCGCTACGATTTCACCTCTTGTGAAGTAAAATACCGTCAGGTCGCCATCTTCAGCGACTACTAGGACGGTTGAGGGGGTGGCACACTCCACCCCCAGATCCCCCCGCCCTGGGCTCTATACTGATCACATCGAAACGAACCGAACCGATGCTCTCCACCCTCTGGAATCCCGAGACCCTCACCACGGTCACCCTGCCCGAGGCCCGCTGGTCTACGATCCGAACCGCTGTGCTGTGCCTGGCATGTGATGAGCGCGCCAAAGGCAACCACGCTGACGCAGACTACTACCTGGCAGCATACAAGGCACTTAAGGAAGCGATGGGGATGGACACCTGAGCTAGTGGCACAAGGGGGACACCGATCCCCCATCCTGACCCTGTAGACTGATCACATCGAAACGAAACGACCCATGACCGTTCAATCCTTCATCACCAACCACGCCAGCGACAATACCTACAACGGGTGGGCAAATTACGAGACCTGGAATGTGGCACTGTGGATTCAGAACTCGCCTTTCCTCTATAATACTGCCAAAGCATGTGTAGAGTATTGTGGTGATGATGAGACCCCTTACGATAAGTTCATCCGTTGCATGAGCAACTGTGATCAACCTGCCACCCGTGACGGTGTGGCATACAATGATCCTGCCGTCTGCCATGCTGAGATCCTGGAGATGATGGCAGAGCTGTGACGGTTGAGGGGGTGTCCACCGATGCCCCCCATCCTGCCATCTGACCCTGTAGACTGATCACATCAGCAAACGACACATGCTCAAGACCCTCGCCATCCTTGCCCTCGGTGCCGCCTTCTACGCTCCCATCGCCACCGTGGGCGCTGCCGCCATCGGGTTCGCTGCCGACACCGTAGAGGCAGTCAACACCGCCACCGAGCGCCGCTGTGCCACCTACAACAGTGTCCTCCCTGGTGCCTGCCAGATGCCCTGACCCTGTAGACTAAACACATCAAACGAAACGACCCATGACCTGCTCCAACGCCTACCGCTCCCAGTTCGCCCCCCAGTACGATGATCGCTTCCTGGACTGTGAGCACGACGACCTGATGGATGCCGACGACTACGATGCCCGCCGCTGGGAGCGTGACGGATGGGGTGAGGCACAATACGATCGCCAGCGGTGGTGACCCCTGCCCCCCATCTGCTACAATACCCTAGAACCTCTCCCCCTCATCATGGCACTGTTCAACCAAGCAACCGACCTCAAGACCCGTCAGACCATCTGGGTCAGCACCAACGTCGTTAAGGGTCGCCCCCAGATGAACTCTCACCGTGAGGGTCGCTGTGGCGCCTCACTGGCAGAAGCAGGTATCGATGGGTTCTGTGCTGCTGAGTGGGCAGGACTTCATCACGGGGGTTGACCCCTCGCCCCCTACCCTGTACAATACACACAGCAACCAACACCCGATGAACTTCGCCACAGCAACCAAAGCAGAACTCATGGCAGCAGGATTCGAGATCCGAACCATTCGCCCACGTCGCCCACGTAAGGGTGAACTCATCTGCCAACGTGTAGGGTTTAAGACTAAGCGAGGCAGTCAACAGTGGCGAGATCGTGAGGCAATCTCTTCGCCCTCCGCTTATGCTGTTGTGATGGGTAACGGTTGACAGTATACACAGGGGACAGTGATTTGTCCCCCTTTTTTTATACTTAAGGCGGCCGAGCGGGGGGTCGATCCAAAAAAGTACCTTCTTTCTAACCTACAAACGTTTCCCAGCGCCCGATAAATATTTCAGGGTCCCCCTATATAAAAAAAATTCCCCAGGTAAAAAATCTCAAAAAACCTCGATATGGAACACAAAGTAACTTACAAAAAGCCCGATGGCACTTTACAGGAGACATTATTTGATAATTTTGATGAATTTGCTGACAGTATGGAAAGTGTTGCCCAACAATATTATCAAGGATTGAAAGCCCCTAGCGATATTAATGTTGAGACAGTTTTAGACAATGGAGAAATGAGAAATGAAAAAATTTCCTTCGATGGAAGAACTGAATGCTTATCTGAGTAAATTAGAATTATTCTATAAGCCTCCTGGTGGAGATTATATGAAAATTACTGAATACTTAGATCAAGTAGAAGCAAGACTTAGAAATCTAGAAAATGCCACAGATAGTAACACCACAGACGAGTGATACGGCAAGTACAGATGGAACCTGTACGTATCCTCCAAAACCCCTAGGAGGCGCTCCAATCGTGTCTCCGAATGTATACATAGGTAAGAAGCAGGTAGAGTTTTACACGTCCTCTACAGTGCCTTCTACAGTGGAAGGAGTGAAGATTAATCCTCTCAGTCCTTTGCCTTGTCAACCTGGCACTAGGGTAATTGTCCCTGGCATTAACAAAACTGTCTACATTAACAAGCAATTGCCAGCTGTACAGGGAGATAAGGCACAACTGTTAGGCACTGACAGATTACTGACAGCACCATTTGGTCCTGCCAGTGTAATATTTGCCTCAAAGGGCAGTTAGTGCTATAATACACAAAGAGTTTAGAGAACACTATGGCAAAAGCAACCATTAACGGCAAAACGAGTTATATTCCAGGCGCTCCTAAGAAGTCCAGGCAGGGTACTGGCAACGGAACCAAGTATGCTGCCAGTTCACGTAATCCTGCCAGAAAGAAATATCGTGGACAGGGCAAATAAACAATTTTGAGGCGTGGGAGTTTTCCTACGCTTTTTTTATATTTTGAGTGCTCTGAGAATCATATCTCTGAAGCCAGGACCGCTGAGGTTGTGTAAATAATAATAGAGGGATAGGAACCCCTTAAAAAGTTCTGTTTAAACCTTTATGGAGAAAACAGATGGCTACTTCGCCTATTGATAAAAGTGAAGAATTTAAAAACTCGGGAATGACGTTGATTACCGAACTGTCTTCCGAAAAATATTTAAAAAAGTTAAAATATAAAATTCCTGAAGATCGTTATTCTAGACCTTGTGGTGGTGCTAACGGTTTCGATGATTTTGTGGAGCGATGGCACGAATAGTCATAAATAGTCAATAAAACTATCTCTATGCCTGAGTTCCAGACATTTAAAGATTTTAATGTTAACTTTAAACCACATCCAGTAACAGGCGACTTGATGGTGGTTAAGGATTCTGCTGACATTAAGCAGTCCATTAAAAATCTTTTAATGACTAGAAAAGGTGAACGTTTGTTTCAGTCTGAAATTGGAACCAAATTGTTTGACTTGTTGTTTGAACCTCTAGATTTTGCTACAGCTTCATTGATTCGTGATGAAATCATTGTAATCTTAAATAACTACGAAAAACGAGTTAGTGTCCAGAACTTATCTGTTGACACTAACTTCGAAGACAATGGTTATGACATTGAATTGTATTATACAGTTATTGGTAGAGATGATCTTCCCACCAACGTAGAGTTCTTCCTAGAGAGTGCTAGATAACTATGGCATCATACGTACAAGTCTCTAATTTAGACTTCAATCAAATTAAAACTGCTCTAAAGGAATATCTTAGAGCACAATCAGACTTCACTTCGTATGATTTTGAAGGATCAGCGATGAATGTCCTTTTGGACGTTCTTGCTTACAACACTTATTACACAGCATTCAATGCTAACATGCTGGTGAATGAGTTGTTTCTGGACTCGGCAACCCTCAGGGACAACGTTGTAGCACTTGCTAAGCAATTAGGGTATAGACCAAAATCAAAGGTTGCTCCCGAGGCGAAAATCACCTTTAGAGTAGAATATAATGGCACAGCTCCAAAGACTGCTGTACTAAAAAAGGGCACAGGTTTCACAACTGTATTTGATGAGACTTTATATTCTTTCGTTTGTGTTGAAGATCAGTCAGCACCTGTGGAAAACGGCATTGCTTACTTCGACGATATTCCCATTTACGAAGGAACTGTTGTTACTAACAAATTTGTTGTTAATACTTCACTGACTCAACGTTTCATTATTCAAAATGCCGATGTTGATATCAGCTCCATTCGTGTTAAAGTTTTTGACAGTATTCAGTCAACTTTCTACGAAATCTACGAATATGCTGACAACATTCTGAATGTAACTCCAAATTCTAGAATTTTCTTCCTGGAAGAGATTGAAGATGAAAGATATCAATTATTCTTTGGTGATGGTATTCTAGGTAAAGCATTGGAGAATGGACAAGAGATTGAAGTTTCGTATTTGATTACTAACGGTGCTGCTACAAATGGCGCTAAAAACTTTACATACAATGGCGTACTAACAGATTTAATTGGTGCTACTGGTTATCCAAATACTGTCATTATTAATCCTGCTGCTACTGTTGTTGCTAACGGTGGTGCTGACATCGAATCAATTGCTAAAATTAAATATAATGCCCCAAAATATTTTGGTACACAAGATCGTGCTGTTACTGCTGACGATTATGCTGCTATCGTTAGAAACATTTACCCAGCGATTTCCGACATTATTACGTTCGGTGGAGAAGAAGACGAACCACCTGAGTATGGTAAAGTAAAAATCGTAATCAAACCATCATCCGCTAGCTTCTTATCTTCTACTACAAAGAGAGATATTGTAGCAAAACTGAAGAAGTATATGGTTGCTTCGGTGATTCCAGAAATCATTGACCCATCAATTCTTTATATCGAAGCAACTAGTAATATCTACTATTCACAATCTATCACCACCCAGAGACCAGAGGAGATTAGAAATAAGGTAGTTTCTGGTGTAGAAGCATATCTAGCACAATCAACGGTAGAAAAGTTTAACGGAAAGTTTAGATTTAGTAAATTTGTATCAACAATTGATAATTCTGATCGTTCAATCAATTCAAATGCTACAACGATCAAAATGAGAAAGGATTTCTATCCTCAAATCAATTCTTCATCTTATTACGAGCTTTGCTTCCAGAATCCATTTGACAAAGATTGTGAAGGTCCAACGCTTCAGTCAACAGGATTCAAAGTCACCGAGTTCCCTACCTACACAGTGTATTTCGAAGATAGGGATGGCATAATCGTCCTATATAGAATAGACAGTTTAACTGGTGAAAAAATTACATTAAATGATTCTCTAGGTACAGTAGATTATGACAAAGGCGAAATTAAACTATACAATTTAACTATCGTTCAAGGTAGTTTTGATGATAATAAGATTGAAGTACGTGTAAATCCACTTTCTAATGATATCAGTGCTTCAAGAGAAGTGTATCTAGATGTAGATATCAGCAAGAGTAAATTTACTGCGTATCCAGAGTAATTAGATGGCTCCAAAGAAGAGAAGGATATCATCCCTGATTGAGTCTCAACTCCCAGGGTTTATAACGACAGAGTATGAAAATTTCTCTAAGTTTGTAGAAAAGTACTACGAACATCTGGAATCTGCTGGTCAACCACTAGATATAATCTCTAATCTTGACAAGTATAGAGATATAAACTATTACGAAGAGAATCTACTTAATCAATCAACTAGACTATCATCAAATATTTTAGCTGATTCTACTACAGTTACTGTAGATGATGCAACTTCATTCCCAGAAGAGAATGGTTATATCAAGATCGGAAGTGAAGTATTATTTTATCAAACTAGAACAGATACTCAATTTTTAGAAGTTTCTAGAGGAGTTAGTGGAAATACAACTCTAGGAGATCTATACGAGTCATCTTCATTTGTAACAACAGCTGCTGGTCCACATTATACTGGAGATACTGTATACAATGTCAGTAATCTCTTTTTATATGCCTTAGTAAAGAATTTTGAGCAGACTTATCTTGGTTCTTTCCCAGAAGCATATTTGAAGGGTGAAGTTGATAAGAGAACTTTAATTAAAAATATCAGTAACTTCTACAAAGCAAAAGGTACTGATAGATCAGTTAAATTTATTTTTAACTCAATTATTGCTAAGGAACCATCAGATGTTCCAGAAATTTATAACCCAAAAGATTTTACTTTAAAATCTTCAACATCTGATTGGACAAAAGACTATTCGCTGAAGGTAAAGATTAGTAATGGCGATCCAAATAGTCTAATTGGTAATACTATTACTCAAAATTTAGATGATTATGATACCAGCATTACATTTGCTTCTGCTGTTGTTGATAATGTGATTTTTATCGGCAATGATGGGCAGGATGACTTATATCAGTTAATTTTAGAACCAAGCACAGTTAATGGTAGATTTGAAGTATATGGCAGAACAACCACTACTAAAACTGTACCAAGTTCATATTCAACTGGTGATAGAATTACTGTAAAATCAACGTTAGGATTTCCAAAACAAGGGAAGCTTCTAATTGGTGATGAAGTCATTACTTACAATGACAAAAATGCTACTCAGTTTATTATTGATACTCGTTTAGGCCCAATAAGAAATCATAATTCAAACAAGACTGTCTATCGTTATTCTACTATTTCTAGCAGCAGTGTTAGACTTATTACATTAGGATTAATTTATAATCTATCACCAATTAATGCTGCTCCATATTCATCGTCTGGAGAAATGATTCAGGTTTCAGAACCTGGATTTGAAACTTTAGATCCAGTTGCTTTTGATAGAAATATTGGTAGAACTAGATGGTTGATTAATGAAAATCCAATTACAAACTTTGCCGAGATCAAAGGTGTAGAAAGTCCATTTTATTCAGATGTTGCTACTGTTCTAGAAGATGAGCAATATTTCTACATCTGTTCTTCGTCGTATCCATCTGAGAATATTTTAGTAAATACTAATTACAGTGTAACATTAAGTGACCAAAAGCACCTGAAATTAATCAGAAAAGAACCTATTACAACGACCGAAGTTTATCCAACTACAAATAGAGATATTGGTATTTTTATTGATGGTGTTCCTGCTTTAGGTTATAAAGATAATGAATCTATCAAGTATGGAAAAATCGTATCATCGAGTATTACTAATAAAGGTGTTTCTTATCAAGCACCACCATTCGTTCTTATAAACGAAACTCCAAACAAAGCTAGAGCAATATTGTCTGGTTCTGTTGTAGACTCTATTGAAATTTTAACAGAAGAAGTATTTACAGAAGATCCTGAAGTAAGAATTACATCTGGTGAAGGTGCTGTGTTAAGACCCGTTATTACTAACGGAAGTATTACCAGTATGGATGTACTTGATCCAGGTCAGTATTATTCATCAGCTCCTATTATTAGAATTGTCGATACTTTAGGTAAAGGCAATTTTGCTGAGTATGAGGCAGTACTAGATCCTAATGGTTCTATTATAGAAGCTCGTAAAATAGCAGGAGGAAGATTTTATACAAGAGGTAACACTATCGTAACTGTTGAACCTGTTGGTAAAAATGCTACTGCTAGGGCATCTATTAAAGAATGGGTATTCAATAGATACGAAAAATTAAAGAATAACTTAGATAGTGATAACGGAACTGTTTTTGCTAGTTTCGATCCAAGTAAAAACTATGGTTATGCTTATGTGGCAAATCCATTGAACGTTCGTAAAAGATCTTATGCTAGTTTAACAGATTTCACATCTGATGATGGATCTGTTCATTCTCCTATTGTAGGATATGCTTATGATGGCAATCCAATTTACGGACCTTATGGTTATGAAGATCCAATAGATTCATCTTCCAATATTGTCAGATTATCTTCTGGTTATCAAATAAAGAACTCAAGACCAAGCGGACCAGATACTGGAAGATATCCACTAGGTAGTTTTATTGATGACTATAGATGGGTTCCTAGTGTTAATTCTGGTAAAACTGAGTTAGATCAAAATAATGGCAGATTCTGTGTAACTCCAGATTATCCAAATGGAGTGTATGCTTACTTTATAACTATAGATTCTAGCGAAACACCTGTATTTCCTTACATTCTAGGTGTAAATTATTACTCTTTACCAGTAGATTCAAATTATAATTCATCTATTTCACAAGATGATATTCCACGTACTTTAAAATCGATTCGTTCTGATGTATCAGAAAGAAACGGTAGTGGATTTATTGGATTAATTCAAGATGTAAAAAATGGAAATATAACTTCTGGTTATGTTGAATCATCATTACCAATTCACTCCCCAGGAAATGTTGTATACTTAAATAATTTTGAAACTGGTGGTAGTGGAGCTTCAGTTGTAGTAAATGAAGTTACTGGAAAACCAATTTCTTCAATCGAATCTATTCAAACAAAAGCTATTAGAATTTTCATTCAAGAAAGTGCCTACTTATTTGATAATGATCTAATTACACAAACTGATGCCGATGGCACAGTTCTAGCTAATGCTAGATTAGTTGGAGATGTTTTTAATGCTAGCGAGTTAGTTTTAAGAAACGTCACTGGTCAGTTTAATTCTATTAGACCAATAGATTCGTCAACTCAAGTTTATAGATTGGTTCTCAATATTGATTCAAACTTTACAGTAAATTCAACATTAGTACTAAGAAATGACGATGATGAAGTTATTGCTCAAGGTATCATTTTAGAAACTATTGTAAGACAAAATTCAGTTAAAGTTAAGTTAACTAGTGGAGATTTTATTGTTACTGAAGACTATTATCTGCGTAGTTCTAATTTAAGTGATACAAATAGAGCGGAAATTATTTCGTTAGAGTCTTTGAGTAGAGATTTAACACCATTTAATGTACAAGAAAATATTGCTATTGTACAAACATCACAACCACATAACTTAGGTGTTGGGGATTCTGTTAATATTGATGTAATTCCTAATGATGCTGTTTCCGAAACTCAATACTATGTGAGAAAAAGACTGTATCAGAAGGCTGTAGCAATTGCTCCATCACATACTTCTAATATTGTTGATCAAGGTATTGGTAGTGCTGATGTTTTAAATTCTGGAAGAGGATATACTGTAGGAACATATACAGATGTTGAATTGATATTCCAAGATATCAATAAAGCAAGAACTAATATTGGCAAACCAGGAGATCTCAATAACGCCAAAGCTACTATTATCGTTAGCAATCCTGGCGTCAATGGATCTACCGTAACTTCAGTAATTATAACTTCCAAAGGAAAGGGGTATAGAAAAGGTGATGTTCTCACTGTAGATGATGATGATCTTAATAGAAATGTTTCTGATACATCACCACAAAGATTGGTATTAGAAGTTGATCACGTTGGCTTTGCTGCTAATAATACGGTTCTGAAACTTTCTAATGTTAATAATATTTCTCAAGATGATTATCTTCAAATAAGTCAAGAAATTGTAAAAGTAGTATCAGTTGATGTAATTAAAAAGGAAGTTGTTGTATCTAGAGGGCAGCAAAATACAGTTCCTTTAAACCACTATAATGATGCCGAAGTAACATTAAAAGATAGTTTTTATAGATTTAGCAATAATTTCAGACCATTTGGTTCTGACATTTTAAAACCATTCTTGATTTCATATGATGAGAACACACAAAATATTAATGTTGCTTTTGAATATTCCGTTCAAAATCCACAGAAATTATCAATCAGTTCTACTTTCTTTGATGAAAGTCTTCCAAAAAAATTAGTTAAGTTTAAATCTGTTGATGAAGCTAATTTCAAATTGGAGTTTTCCACAGATAATTCTAATTTTGATACAAATCCAATTATAGAAATACAAAAATATTACAAGTATAATTTTGACGTAGGTCATCCTTCCATGGGAGATACCTATCTAGATTTCTCTTCGAGTTCTAACTATAATATTTTTACAGAAGAAAAAGAAGTTAGTACAATTGCTCCTGGAAACTCAGGATCATTTGTTTCTATAAAATTAGGATTTGGTCCTGCTATTGCTAGCAATACATATCAGGAAAGAAAAGCAGTAAACTTCCAGAATTATTTTTATTTCATTAAGGTTTCTCCCGATGTAGATACTGGTGGATCATATTTAAAAATTGTTGATGATCCACTTGCTGGTACTAAAAATGTAATCTACACAACTGCTAATAAGTTTGTATATGAATTAGACAAAACTCCATCATATGATGGAAGTGGTGTAATGTCTTACACAACAACTGCTAGGAATGCTATTGGTCAAATTAAATCAGTTAGAGTAGTTAATACTGGAGAAAATTATAAATTTATTCCTACTGTGTTTGGTGTTTCTCCAGCAGAATCTAATGAAGCTATTGTTGATCCAATCTGGGATCCTATATCAAAAGATGTATTGGGATTTGATATTTTGGAGCAAGGTAATAACTATTCAAATCCAATCATTGTAATGAGCGATGGAGATGGAACTGGATTTGAATATGAATGTTTGGTAGAATTAGGAAAAATACGACAGGTAAAAGTTATTAAAAAAGGTTCTTCTTTTACATATAAACCAACATTTAAAGTTGTAGAATCTAATGTGAAAATCTATATGGAATCCAATAATATTGGGGCCCCACGAAATATTAAAATTACAAATCCAGGAAGAGGATTTAATTCAGATCAATCACAACTAAGCACATACAAATCACCAACTACTTTTGTTTTGAGAAACATAAGTGGAAGATTTTTTGCTGGGGAAAAAATTATTCAACTATCTACAAATGCTACAGCTGTAGTAGCAAAAGATGGGTGGAGAGAGGGTAGCAACTTACTCAAAGTTCAAAAAATTACTGGTGTATTTGAAAATGGTACTGTTATCAAAAGCACAAAAGATAACGGCAGATTTGGAACTTTATATGCTCAGTTATCCACAGAATTCAACCCAGAAATAAAATCGTATGTAGATAACGTAGGTTATTTTACTTCGGATAGAGGTAAATTAAGTAATGCCAATCAAAGATTACAAGATTCTTATTTCTATCAGGATTACTCATATGTCGTGAAGTCTAAGTCTTCTATTGAAGCTTGGAGAAATCTAATCAAAGAAACTACCCATCCTGCTGGTTTCTTGATGTTTGGTGAAATGATTATTGACTCTAAGGCAGAGAGTCAAATGCCTACTGATCAACAACCAATATCACATTTTAGTGTTATTGAATTAGATCCAATTCAAATTACATCTATTTCTACTTCTAAGATCTTAACTGTTGTTCAATACAAGTTAGAGTCGTTAATTTTAGAAGATGGTATTGGATCAGTTTCTGTTGATACATTCGATACTTCCGAAACTCAAACATTTGATATTAAGTTGTCTCCAGAATTTAATGGAGACTTTGATCCAGACACTGGTCAATTAATCGGTAATACATCATTTACTCTAATTAATAAAGCGAATAATACAGCAGTAAGTTTAAATAATTCTCAGCAATTAATTGTAACTTTAGATGGTATTTTCCAAGAACCTGGAGTATCATATACTGTTTCTGGATCTAATATTATATTCTCCGCTCCACCACTAGGAAAGAGAATTGTAGAAGGTCAAGAAGTCGAAGCTGTTAAGTTTTATGGAAGAGCGATCAAGTTTAAAACTCCTTCATTATCATCAAGATACTTTAGAAAAGTAAAATCGATTGCTAATCAATTTGATGGAGTACAGTTCGAATTTGATTTATATTGGGAAGATGATAATTCACTAGTAAAGACTGATCCTAAAGAAAATTTAATTGTAGCACTCAATAGTGTTGTACAGAAAGCAAGATTAACTGAGAAAGAACCATTTGGAAATTCTTATAGTATTATTAGATCAGAAGACCCAGCGGTTACTGATAAAATTAGATTTTCCAAACCACCTGTTGATAACGAAGATCTATATGGACCTCCAGAAGAAATTCCAGAAAGTCTAAAAAATTATGAAAAATGCTTTATCTATAGCGTCGGTAGTTATGAAAGATTGACTATCAATTCTAATCTATATGAGTATAGATTTGCTGGACCTTACTTAATCCAGGATGAAGTTACTGGTTCTATTAGAAAAATTGATGAACCTAGATATGCTCTGGTCTTTATCGATGGTGTTCTACAAAGAGATGTAGATGCCTATCAAATTGTAGGTCCTAACATTACTTTCACTCAAAACTTAAAAGTATACCAAGATCCTAATGGTGATAGAATTACTCAAGATGTAAATATTATCTTGATGTATGGTAGAGATGTAGCAAAGACTCTAACTTTCTATGATTTCGAACCATATACTTTCAATAATACATTAATTCTAACTTTAGAAGGTGATGATATTTCTTCCAAATTCATAAAGTTATATGACTCGAACTCGCTAAATGTTAATTATTTTAAGCAAGATGACACTATTATTGGAAAAGTAGTTCGATATACTCAATTAAATGCTGACAAAATAGAAATTTTATTCCAAAATCCAAAAAATATTAGTCTACTAAATCAAAATCAATTAACATTAGTTAACGTAGATAAAAATTCACAAGAAACTGTTTTAGAGGGTAACTATACAATATCATATTATTATAAAACCGATTCTGACGGCGAAAGAGTTTTAGAAAGAACTGTTCCTTCGTGGCTTTATGGATCTCAGTTAGGTAATATAGCTTGGAGCAATAAAAATTCTATGCTTGGCAATCTTTTGCCTGGTGATAGAATTTTAATCGATGGAGAAAATGATTTTAGAACTATAATTTCAACACCAGATACTACTAAAACTAAGTCTTATAGAGATGGAGACTTGGTACAAAACGAATATTATGCTAATGCTAAAACAACAAATTACGAAGGAGACACTCAAGGTGAAGGTCTAAGTATCACGGCAAATGTAAATTCTTTTGGACAAATTACTACATTAAATGTTTCTGATGTTGATTGGAACCAAAGAGATCTTGATTTATATTTTGAACAAGGAATTCTACTTCAACCAACTGCCTACGAATATTACACAACTCCAGAAATCCATTTTATTCCTGTTGATGGTAACGGGGGTGGAGCAAAAGCTGAAGTAATTGCTTATGGCGGTCAAATTCTTGATGTTGTATTAATTGATGGTGGATCTGGATACACAGTACCACCAAAAGTAGTTGTATCAAGAAGATACAAAAGAATTAAAGAATTAAGTCGTAAAGTTGATTCGTTGACAGTGCTGAATATTGGTACTGAAATTAGTGTAAAACAAGAGATTGTTTCTGATTCTCAAATCACTATTACTGGTGCTGGAGACATTTCTGGATTTGTTTCTGTTGCTACTTTTGGTGGATTAATTGCTGGTGTGAATAGCGATACTAATATAACAGAGATTGTATTGCCTTCGCCAAAGATTGTGAGAATGACTGACAAGAAATTTGTCAGTGAATTTACTGTACAATCTCCAACTATTGAAGTTTATTATGTCGATCAACTAGTAGATACTTTTATATCAGTTGTTGTTGGTGGTGTTTCTGGATTTGAATCGAGTGTTTCTATTCAAACCATATCAGCAGAAGAACTAACTAAAATTATTGAAATCAAAGCTAATAAGGCGTTTAGACAAGAAAAAGCAGATTCTGTTAACGGAATTGGAACATTTCTTGACGCTCCAATGGATCTTGATGATGTTATTGCTTTTGTTCCTAATACAGAAAGATTCCCAGATACTCCAAGCAGACTTAGAATTGGTCGTGAAGTAATTTACTATACCAACAAGAAGCAAGATCGTTTCTTAGGTTTAACTAGAGGATATCAAGGAAGTCCACTAGAAACACATAATGCTGGAGATTTAGTATTACATTACCCAGAATTTATTACTATCGTTTCTGGTGGTATCAATACTATCCTCAGCGAAGGAAGTGTTTCTTCTAGTGACATTACTGTTCTAGAACAAAAAACATCCATTCAATCTATTGTAGAAGTTAAGCAATCTGAGGAATCTTACAATGAAATTGATGCTAAACTACAAGTAGAATCTCCTAAAACTTTCCAACCTAAAGTTTTACCTTGGATTGCTATTATTCCAAGAGATTCGTACAATATTGTCACCGAAACTTATTCTTCAGTTTCTTATATAACTCCAATCAATGCTCCATCTTTTGAAGTAGTTGGAGCTGTTGTATCTCAAGTTGTTACATTAAACGAAAGAGAAATTCAGTTAACATCTGATCAGCAGATACAATTAGATACTTCTGCTGTAATTACATCAGTAAGTATTGGCAACGTTGCTGCTACTATATCATCTTCTTCAGCAATTGTAACTACATCACACGAAATCAGTGAAATTACTATATCAACACAGTTACAAACTGTCAATACTTTTACAACTTTCTCTACTCAAATTATAGAAAATGTTCAAACATCTGATTTGGATATTCAATCTTATAGTTCAACTATAGCTTCTATAACTTCATTTGCTGGTAATGTAACATCGCTAATCAGTAGAGAAAGTGTAAGTGATCCTTTTGTAATGTATCACAATACGGAATTAAAAGCAACTATTGCTGATGTTGATACATTCTTTACGACTTTTACTATGGTTCTTGGTATTGGAGCTGGATCTGCTTCAAGTACAGAAGTTGATTATAGAAGTGCTGTTGTCGATTATCTTATTGAAGACTATGTTTTGGAGAAATTCATCAAACAAAGAGATGGCGATAATATTATTTTAGATGATCCATACAATGAAGTAGTTTATAGAGATGGTTCTACATTTTTAGTAGAAAATAAAGAGCAATATGCTCCAGAAGGATTTGAAGATTACACTGTAGGCAATGCTGGATTAATTATCAAATCTTTCCAAGTTTCTGCTTTTGTTGACACTGGAATAAGTTATGGAACTTCTATCGGTGATGTTGATTTGCTATATCCAACGTTGACTATTAGAGATTTTGAATCTAGAGGAAATTCATCATTTACTTCAAGTGGCGCCAAATTTAATCTAGCTATTCCAACATATCAAACTCCAGTTACTATTTGCACTTCTGGCGGATCTATTGGTAACATATTACAAGTTCAAAATACCGATTACTTCAACAATCCATCCGTCACTGGAAAACCATTACATTATCTGTTTACCGAATCTGGAACTGTTCTTTCTTATACTGGATTAACATCCACATCATTTACAGGAATTTCTGTTGTTAGGGGACCCGCATCTATTAACATAAATGATGATATTATTCCCTTCACAATTGTATAAATATAAATAAATCAGACAAAACTTTTACAGAGAGATTTTCAATGGCTGCTATTATCTCAGATAAATTTAGAATTTTTAATGCTACCCAGTTTCTTGAGTCGCTGTCTGAGGGTTCTTCCGACACTGGCACTGAACGTACTAGAATGTATTTCTTCGTAGGTCGTCCCCAGCGTTGGGATGCTTACATTGAAATCTTCAATAAAAATGCTACTGCCTTTGTGGCAGGCAATGAAGTTTATGTAGGAGCTAATTATGCTTCTGCTACTTTCAAAGGAGTAATTAGAGAAGTTTACGAAAACTCTTTGCTACTTTATTCTATTGGTCCATCAACTAATTCTTCTCCTGCTGTTGGTTCTACCCTAAAAGGATGGAATGGAACTGCTAACACTGGAGCAGAAGCAAGAACAGGTGTGTATCGCTACGCTACTGAAGACGTACCACCTGTTCCTCTCGATAACCAAACAGAAAAATATGATATCTATGATGATATCATTGCTGCCAAGAGAATTACAACTGATTTTGCTAGAGCTGTAATTCGTCGTTATAACTGGGATCCATCAGCAAACCCAATTTTTGATATGTGGAAGCCTGATTACTCCTCTACTCCTGGTAGTGGTGGTCAGATTGGTAAGCCTGCTGCTAATGGTGCTACCAACATTGCTGATGCTAAGTTTTATGTTCTAAATTCTCAGTACGAAGTATTCAAGTGTCTCTATAACGGAGAAGATAAGGTTCCTGGTGGAGCTAACGTAACCAACGAACCAAAAACAACTCCCGCTGCTGGACAAGGAACATATTCAGGCGGTATCTTTAAAGAAGATCCTGGTTCAACTGGAGATTACATTTGGAAGTACATGTACACCATCCCAACTGATGATGTACTTCGCTTCCTTTCAACAGATTTCATGCCAATTGTTCTTCCTACTGATGCTACAAGAATTGCTACAGAAGCTATTGCTGCTGCCGACCCAGATGCTGTTGATGTTGTTTATGTAGAAAATGTAGGAGCTAATCTTCCAAACGGCACTCATTACTCGCCAATTCTGGGTGATGGAACTGGTGGTAAAGTACAAATTGTTGTTTCTGGTGGTGCTATTACTTCAGCTACAGTTATTGATAATGGTTCGGGATACACCTATGGTAGTGTTGCCCTAAAGACTGGTGCTACAGTTGCTGGCGCTCCTTATGGTCTTTACAGTAATACTGGTCTCTCATCAAGCGTTACTGTTGGTGCTACTGCTACTGGTGCTTTAGAAGTTATTATTCCTCCTCAGGGCGGACATGGTTCTAACTTTGAAGAAGAGCTTAATGCTAAGCGTGTCATGACAAACATTCGTTTGACATACGCCGAAGGATCTGGAGACTTCCCAGTTGATAACGACTTCCGTCGTATTGGTATTATCAAGGATCCATATGCTTATGGAACTACAACTTTTGCTACCACTTCAACATTAAATGGAGTATATGCTATTAAGATTACTAGTGCTACAGCAGATTTCCAAATTGACGAAACAATTGAACAAACAACTGCTAGTGGTGGTACTGCTTATGGTACTGTTGTTTCTTGGACATTGGACACTGGTAACCCAGGTCCTGGTGGCAGCGGTGTTCTTAAGTATATTCAAACTCCTTCTCTACACACAGATTTTGGTGAAGTAAGACCTTTTGAAGCAAATATTGCTAACGCTATTACTGGTGCTAATTCACTTGCTTCTGGAACTGTAAATACAGCAGTAACTGGTGGTACAGTTCTTCAAGGTGTTGCTTTCAACTCTGGTCTAGCTACTCCAGAAATTGATAACAATTCTGGTGAGATCATTTATGTTGAGAACAGAAGACTAATCACCCGTGCTGCTGACCAAATCGAAGATATCAAACTAGTTATCGAGTTCTGATTTAGATTTTAACCATCTAAATAATTCTACGATATACTAGTGTAATGGCGGAGTACGATGCCACAGAAGACAAATCTTAATGTATCTCCTTATCATGATGATTTTGACGTAAATAAAAACTTTTATAAAGTTTTATTTCGTCCTGGATATTCGATTCAAACTAGAGAACTAACTTCTCTACAATCAATTCTCCAAAATCAAATTGAAAATCATGGTAGGTTTACTTTTAAACAAGGTCAACAAGTAATTCCTGGTGAAGTTGGTTTAAACACCAAACTTGATTACGTTAAGTTGTCTTCTGTGTCTGAGGTGGCTGTTAGTGAAAACGGTCAGGTTGTATACAAAAAATATGACATTAAACAACTAGTAGACACTCAATTACAAGGACTTAACTCTGGTGTTATTGGTCAAGTAATTGGAGCAGAATACGGTTCAGAAACTGAAGCTGATATTCTGTTTGTAAAGTACACTACTAGTGGTAATGCTAATAATGAATCCACCTTCAGACAGGGAGAAACTCTGGAGGTGGTAAATGGTATTAATACTCCGTTGCTGGTTGTTGGAACCGATGGTAGTGTTCTTCCAACCAGTGTTAATGTAACAGATCCCATCACAGGAGCAGTAGCTACTATTCAAAGCCCAGCGATGGGATATGCTACTGCTGTCGAAGTACAGGAAGGCGTGTATTTTGTCAATGGATTTTTTGTTAGAAATCAAAAACAACTTCTAATTATTGACAAATACTACAATAAAGCATCAGCAAAAGTTGGATTTGTTATTGAAGAAAATATTGTCACGCCAGAAGAAGATGCTTCCTTATATGATAATGCTAGAGGATTTTCCAATGCTTCTGCTCCTGGTGCTCATAGATTAAGCATTGATCTTGTTTTAAAAAGATATGATTATAATGCTACTACAGATAAAAACTTTATTCAACTTTTACAAGTTAATAAAGGTGTAGTAGAAAAGCAAGTAAGAGCGGCAGATTACACTCTCCTCGAAGAAACTTTAGCTAGAAGAACTTACGACGAATCTGGTGACTATGTAGTAGATGATTTTAATTTTGATATTAGAGAGTATTATCAGAAAAATGGAAACGGTGGATTGTATAGTTTAAATTCTGAAACTGGTTTAGTCAATATCTATTCACCTGTCGAAGCAGATAATAAAATGATTCTAGGCGTCAGTGCTGGTAAAGCATACGTCAAGGGTTATGAAATTGTAAACAAAGAAACTAAGTCTTTAGAAGTTGATAAAGGAAGAGACACTCTAACAAGAGATAACGCAACTCTAAAAACCAAAGGACTTCCAGAATTCAATATAACCAATGTTTATGGTAGTGTACCATTAAATACAGTTGGTGATCAACTAACTGGATATCCAACTGTAACACTCAATAGTGTTTTTAATGATGGAACTATTGGATTTTCTGGATTACAACCAGCAGATTATTTCAGAACAACTGTCAACAGAAGATCACAATCTTTCCAATTAAAGCAAGCGATTAAAACAATTTATGTTCAGGTAATTAACGAGCAACCAACACAAACTACTCAGTTACCAGATACAGTTTGGTTTGTTACAACAAGAGGAACTGGAACTGTAGAAGGAAAGAGTGCTATTGTAATTAGTAAAGCAATTGTTAATAGACCAGAAGTTAGTGTTGTTAGCACAGCTGTATTTGCCGAATTAACAATTCTTGGTGATAAAGCAGTATTGGATAAATTTATTACAGAATATGATTCTGGAGAAACTGATTTCAGAAGATATATCTACACAACAGAATCTGGAGTAGAAACATCTACAGACCCATATGGATTCGTTGTAGATTACAATAGCAGCATTACTCCTATTGTTGGTGTTGCTAAACCAAAAAATTTAAGACTTTTAAGTAGAGGATCTGGATTTAATCCAGACACCGATATTGTTATTTCTAGAGGCAGAACTGGTACAAATCAACCATATAATGCTACTTTTGGATTTACATATTTTAATCCTGTTTTCTTTACTAAAATTCAATTAGAGAAAGAAATTGAAATTGGAACTTTTGAAAACGGAAAATATATCTTTGGTAGAGAAAGTAAAGCATATGGTGTTATCGAAAATGATAGCACTGGAAATTTCAGTGGTGTCTCTACACTTTTTGTAACTACCCTTTCTGGTAAGTTTATTCCTGGAGAAACCATTATTGATGAAGCAAATAATGCCATCAAGATTGCTAAAGAAAATACAATTTCTCACTTCATTGTAAACAAGAGAGGTAGCAGCTACAACAGTACATCTGACATTGTAATCAATGGCGTAACGTTTGATCAATCAAAAATTGAAATCACATTATATGGTGGTTCTGTAGCAAAAGTTATTGTCAAGAATAGGAGTGCTGTACAAACTGTATACTCTAACCCTCCATCAGTTACATTTAGTACAGAAACTCCATCACAGTCAGATAAAGCAGTAGTAACTCCAGTTCTTTTTAAAGATACTGTTGTTACTTACACACCCCAAAACGTAAAGTCATTTGCTTCGACTTTTAATAATTACAAGTTTACTGCTGATATTGATTTCACTTCAACATCTTATGCCACATACACCCAAATCAGTGACTTTACTTTTTTCGGATCAAAAGGTTCTAAGTATATTGAATGTAATGGATTTGGTGCCGATTTAACTGGAGAACTAGTTCAAGGAGATATCATTCAATTTACTGATGCTAATAATGATGTTATCAAGTGTATTGTTCAGAACGTAACGTCACCATCTGGTATCGAAAAATCAAGAATTTATCTTGACTACGCTCTACCAGCAAATGTTTCTAATGCTACCATTATTAGGCTTCGTCCAAGAATTTCTAATACATCAGCAACACTAGTATTTCCAACAGGAAGTAAGCAAGTGGCGTCACTGGTTAGTGATACAAGCAATACCAAGTTTAAGTATCATGCTAGAAAAGATTTTATTACCGATATGTCTACTAGTGGTGGTAATATCACTTTCACTGCTCAACTTCCAGTTGGTACTCAAAAGTTCGTAGGATTTAATGAAGAAAATTTCTTGGTTACCGTTTTAAGCAAAGGTTCTTCGACCATTGTCAATAATGGTGATATTGTTTATATCGATCCTAGATACATCGAAGTTGAAGAATCTTTAGTTAGTGCCAATGAAGTAACAGCTGGCGCTCTTAGAATTAAGAATCTTCCAACAAGCTATTTTGGTACTATTTTAGATAGCAATTATCCAACACTTAAGTTAACCGCTACTGTCGAAATTGACAAAGCGAGACCAAGATTAAAAACATCAATTACCAATAAGAGAGTTATTGTTATTCCTAGTGGAGATAGAGTTATTCCACTTAGAGGTCAAGATTACGATTCTGATATTATCGAAACATTCTCATACTCGGATGTTTACAAATTAAGATATGTTTATGAAGGAACTACCACCAATCCTCCAGTTGTAGATAATGCTGGAAACCTAGTTAGTGGTACTGATGTAACATACAAGTATAATTTTGATGATGGACAAAGAGACACATATTATGATGTTTCTAGAATTGTTTTAAAACCAGGATTCGATGCTCCATCTGGACAACTAGTAATTGCTTTTGATTATTTCGAGCATTCTCAAGGAGATTTCTGTACAGTAGATTCTTATCTACATGAAGCAGGAGTTCCAGCAGAAGAGATTCCATTATTCAACTCATCGGTGAATGGAATTATTTCTTTGAGAGATTGTATTGATTTCAGACCAAAGGTAGATGGTAATTCAACTATTACTGGTTTCCAAGATCAATCTATTGTGTCACTATTTGATACAACAGATTATGTGACATTTGTGGGAACAGGTGGTATTCCTACATTGACACCAGCTCCAGATTTTAATCTGCCATTTACTATGACATTTAGTGAAAAGCAATATCTAGATCGTGTTGATGGATTATTCCTCACAAAGAAAGGAGAGTTTATTGTAAAGAAAGGAAACTCTTCTCTCAATCCATCAAAACCAGAATCAGTTGATGATGCTGTAGCTCTATGCTATCTACATATTCCTGCTTATACTAAGAGCAGCAAAGATGTACGTATTATTCCTGTGGATAATCGTAGATACACAATGAGGGATATTGGTAAACTTGAGAAGCGTATTGAACGTCTTGAGTATTACACAACACTCAGCATTCTTGAACAGCAAGCACTAAACATGCAAGTGAAGAATGAGATTGGTTTGGATAGATTCAAGAGTGGTTTCTTAGTTGATAATTTTGAAACACATAAAGTAGGAAATCTCAAGTCAGTTGATTACAAGTGTGCTATCGATACTCAGCAATCTGTATTAAGACCTCAGGCAAAAGAAGACAGTTTTGCTTTGAAAGAAATTAATACTAGAGAAGATCAAAGAGTTGTTGCTGGATATAGAGTAAATGATAATGTAGTGACATTGCCATTTACAAATGTTGTTCTATTGAGCAACCAAAATGCCACAACTACAATCAATCCAAATCCATTTGTTGTCATCCAATATGTTGGAGAATCTATTATTTCTCCACAGCAAGATTCTTGGTATGATCAATCAGTTGCTCCTTTGATTGTGGATTCTAATACAAAAATTAATTCTATTTTCTTAGCTAAGCAAGATAGCAATATTCAAGATGCTTATTCAAGTATCTACAATTCATTTATTGTAAACTGGGTTGGCATCAATCAGGTATTTGGAAATATTGAATCGTTTGCTAATATAAACAGTGAAGATATAGAATCAACTGTACAGTCTGCTTCGGTAGCTAGTTCTTCAAATGTAAGTCCACAAAATAACGAAGTTGGTAAAGGCATAGCAACAAAAACAATTGATGAGAAGAAAGTTGCTAGTTCTATTCAATTCTTTGCTAGATCGACACCAGTTAAGTTTATCATTAATAGACTAAAACCAAATACAAAAGTTTATGTCTTTATGGAAGGCAGAGACATTAATTCGTGGATCATTCCTGATACAAGATTTACTGGCGTTGCTGCTAATAGTCTATCTACATTTGGTTCTTCTTTAGTTACTGATTCAAATGGTAACCTCAGTGGTTTAATTTTGATTCCTGCTGGATTACCTCCAGTTCCAAATAGTCCTTGGACTGGTAATGTAGATACTGTAAATTATGATGAAGGTAAAGAAGAAGTAAGATTTACTACTGGCGTCAAGACAATTAGATTTACTTCAAGTTCTACTGATGAGACTAAAGATAATGTTGATACATATGCTGAAGTTAAGTTCTATGCTACTGGTTTGATTCCAGCAAATCCACCTAGCATCACTTCAACATCATCTGCTTTCTTCAAGTCAAATGAAGGTGTACAGTTAGTTGACAGTAATACAGATAATCCAGTTAAACCAAACCCACTTGCTCAAACATTCAAGGTTGAAAACTTTGAAGGTGGTGTTATGGTCACTGGAGTCGATCTTTTCTTTAAGAAGAAGAGTTCAAATATTCCTATTAGAGCATACTTAACAGACACTGTTTCTGGAAAGCCTGGTAAGAATATTATTCCTGGCACTCAAATTTCCCTAACACCAGAAACATACTTAAGAGTATATGTTACTGGAGAAAGCGAAACAATTACACTGTCAAGGGGCGAATTAGTTACTGGAAAGAACTCAAATGCTTCTGGTCCAATTGATAAAGTTTTTGATGGTAATAATGTTAGAGTTGGTGATGATTCCAGCACAACATTTACATTAAACAAAGAGCAAGTATATACTCTTGTTTTAAACAACCACAATGGCAATTCTTTCTTGGCAAATGAACTGCTCACTATTCAATCAGTAACAACATTCAATGCTACCAATAACACCAACGTTGGTGTCTTTATTGCCAAAGACTCTGGCAAAGTTGTTGATTTGAGAATTTCCAGTGTTGGTAGCAATTACGAAACAGCATCTATTACAATCGAAAGTCCACAGCTACCAGGAGGATCTGCTGCTACTGGATCTATCAATGTCTCTGGAGGAAAGGTCTACAACGCCGAGATATCGCTCTCTGGTCGTGGTTATACAGAACCCCCGTCAGTAGTCATCAAAGGCGTTGGAACAGGCGCTGCTGGCGCTGTGATCGAGTCTGTGCTTGAGATAGATACTCCTGCTGTAAGAATGGGTGTTGCTACCGATGTGGAAGGTGTAATTGAGTCAACTACTCCAACTAGATTTAATTTCAGACATCCAGTTTACCTACAGAATAATTCAGAATATGCTTTAGCGATCGAAACTGATTCGATTGAGTATGAATTATGGACATCAAAATTAGGCGAGATCGAGATTTCCACTAGCAATGTTGTTACTACTCAACCTGGATTGGGTTCTGTTTATAAGTCACAAAATACAGATAACTGGACTGAAGACTTATTCGAAGACATTAAGTTTACTTTATATCGTGCTGAGTTTGATATCAGCAAAGAAGCTGAATTAGAAGTTACCAATGAAAATCTTGGTTACGAATTGTTAAATATCTCCCCATTTGAAACCAGTGTTCGTTCGGCAACAAACGCCACTTCACCACTATTTAAAAATAACAACTCTATTATCAAAGTCAACCACAGAGATAATGGATTTGAAGATTCTGGTAAGTCTTATGTATTCTTTAGAAATGCTGAAGATATTGGTGGTATCTCAAATGTTCTTCTCAACGGAACTCTGTTTAAAGTAACTAATGGTGGTATTGATTTTTATAATATTGCTTCACCAAATAATGCTGGATCTAGTATTCTGGGTGGAGGAAGCAAAGTCTTAGCTTCATATAACAGAAAGTATGAAAAACTATATGCTCAAGTTCCATATCTACAACTAGATGGTACAAAGATTGATTCGTTTGTATATACAACAAATGTAGTTCCTGTAGATTCCAAAACTACAAATTATACTTCATATTCTGTAGAAGATTATGAAAAAACATTTTTGAATGAAGAGCACTTCTTTACAAATCAAAAAATGATTGCTTCAAGAATTAATCAAACAATTAATGGTTTACAACATTCATTGAAGTATAAGTTCAGACTATCATCAACAAATTCGACCTTATCACCAGTAATTGATTTAAGAACTGCTACCGTAAAGACAGTTACAAACAGAGTTGAGAATGCTACTGGTTATGAAAATCGTTATGGAAAGAGAGATCAAATTTTAACATTCCAACCACTTTATATCTTAACTCTATCTGTAAGCGGTTCTAATGCTGCTCAAGTTGATGAGAATAAGACTTTAGTTGGTAGCTTGTCTAAGGCAGAAGGATTTATTACAAACTATGCTAATAATGATGCTACTATTAGACTCAGAACACAAACTCCATTCCAGCAAGGAGAATCCCTAAGTCTATATGATGAGCAAGGTGTTTTGATTGAATCTGTAGCAATCCAGATTACAGCAATTCAAGAAATTGAGTTTAATTTCAGCAAAGGATCAAACGTCATCGCTTATTACCCACAAGACACCGATGTTAATTATTCCAATAAGATTAACGGTAAAGTAGTTCTATGGGATGCTGAAGATAAAATTCTTATTATTGAAAATTCTTATTCTCCAATTAATAATAATTATACAACTACAACTACTAGTGATGTAGTTTATGCCAGAGATCCTGAAGCGGCAGAACAGCAACCAGATATCTTTAGGGTTGGCGATGTTGTTCAATCAACTGGAGATGATGATCCTATTTTTGTCGAAATTAATACAATGGATTTCACTACTGGCATTGATTATGTTTCAGAAACAGATGCCTCAAATAGTTCTTCTGTTGCTAAGTATGTAACTAAAGAAGTTTCTATCAATAATCCAGGAACTTCAATTGATGTAAGAACTACTGTAAATCTAACCGATGTAGAAAATATTAAAGTGTTCTATAAGATTAGAGAAGCATCTAGTGCTGTAAACTTTGAAGATATTAACTGGGTTCCATTTAATCTAGATGGAAATCCAAATAATGATGATTTGGCAACACCTACGAATTCAATTTCTGGTCAGTTTGAAAAGCAATCTGATTACCAAGAATTAATTTATAATGTAGCGAATCTTCCTCAGTTTACTTCTTTTGCCATCAAACTTGTTATGAAGACAGACAACCCTTCATATGTTCCCAAAATCCAAGATTTACGTGCTGTGGCTTCCTATTGATGAATAGATATTTAAAAGTAAAAGGACACGAAAATTTAGTACGTGATGTAAATACTGGAGCAATTATCAGTAATGAAAAACCTGCTCCAGTAAACTTTTCTAGTACTTTCAATAATGCGCTTCACGACATAAATACTTTGAAGGAAGAACTATCTGAAATTAAACAGCTTCTTAGAGAGATTGTAAGAAATGCCAGCAATTAACGTCGCTAAAACAGATACCTTTGAAGTTCAAAGGCAAAAAATTAATGAAATTGGAAGTTCTCTTTTCAATTTAACCCAAGGGGGTAGTGATCTTTCTACTGGTAATTTAAAATTGGGAGATGGTTCTGTAAGTTTACCATCTTTATCTTTTATTACTGACAGCAATTTAGGAATATACAAATCTGGCGTTCAAACTTTTTCAATAGCTTCAAATTCAAAAAGAGTATTTGATTTTTCAGATTCTGCTCATATAACTTATAGAAATTTTTCTGCTGTAAAATCTTCTTTAGAAACATCAAATGTTTCAATTGTTTCTTATGGAGAAAATTATGATGCTGGAACATATAATAATATTTCTTTGTTGGGGGGTTCTGGTACTGCTGCTACAGCAAACTTAACTGTAGATTCTTATATTGGACAAATATCCAATGCTGGATATGGATATTTTTCTCCTGGAAACTACACAGCAATTCCTTTATTTGGGGGAAGTGGCGACAACGCTGTAGCAAGTTTTACAATTAACAATATATCAGGAACAATAACATCTCCAGGATCTGGATATACGGACAATACATACATAGATGTTCCTTTGACAACTAATGGTAGTGGATTGAATGCTTTAGCAAATGTAACAATTCTAGATGGGATAGTTACACAATTTACTATTACTAATTTTGGTTCTGGATATGAAAATGGAGATACTTTAAGTTTTTTATCTTCTAATGTTGGTGGAACTGGTTCTGGATTTATATTTACTATTACAAATAATCCCAGTGAAATAAGTAATTTTTCTTTCGTGAGTAAAGGTTCTGGATATTTATCAGGAGAAACTTTAACTTTACCAGGATCGGTAACAGGCGTATCTACAAATTTAAAAGGATCTGTTAGTGGAATTTCCACTACATTATCAACAGCATCATCTACAATAACTGTTTCTTCAACAACAGGAATTCTTCAAGGAATGTTGGTTACTGTTGATTCTGGAACTGGAGATTTAGCAGCAGATACTACAGTTTTGTCTGTTAATAGTTCAACACAACTAACATTAAGTGCTGCCCCAATACTTAATGGTGCTGTAGTATTGAATTTTGCTTCTCCTGGAAATGCTACGGAAATAACTGTTAACGATACTTATTTTATAATTATTGGATCTTCTGTTTCTCAAACAGGTGGTACGGGAACTTTGGGTTCTGGTATTACAGTTTCCTCGGTAAATTCAACAACAAATACCATAACCCTCAGTAATGCTCCTTCTGTAGCAGGAACAGCAACTTTATCATTCACACCTCCGTGGAACACTCCAACAACACCATTTCAATACATAATTGGTGATTTGGGTGTAATAACTTCATTTTCTATTAGTGGTGGTGGTTATGGGTATCAAGTTAATGATACACTATCAATAAATTCTGCAGATTTAACTCAACAAATAACTTATCTAGTTACTGTAGCAGATTCTGGTTCTGGTTCACGCTACTATATCGACACTGGATCTGGAAATATAGAAACACCAGATTTAACTTTGTATGTTGGCAACACTTACACATTTGATATATCAAACTCTTCAAATACTGGCAATACGTTTAGATTTTCGGAATTTCCTGGTGGACAATGGGGGTCTAGTTTAATACAAAATATATCTACTAATTTAGTAGCTGGTTCTTCAATTATAACAATTGGAGATACAACTGGAATAGTTGCTGGGATGTCTGTAACAGTTACATCTGGCAGTGGGCAATTAATTTCAAATACTTTGGTAGAATCTGTAGACAGTCTAACTCAAATAACGTTATCAAACCCAGCATTTTCTTCTGGTTCTGTAGTATTAAAATTTGAAGGAGTTCCTTACACTGATGGAGTAACTACAAGTTCAACATCTGTATCAATTAAAGTAACAAGTACAACACCTTCTACACTATACTATTACAGTACACAAAATCCAAATTTAGGTGGATCTGTAGGATCCGAAGGTATTTTAACAATAGATTCAAATAATCCAAAAACTTTTGGTTCAGGATTTTCTGCTCTAGCTCTTGCTATTTCTTCAAATGAGGTCATTTCTATTAATGTAGAAACTGGTAATTTATCATCAACATCATTATCTTCATCAACTGGTAATATATCTAATTTATCATCCACCAGTATTACTTCTCAATCTATATCTTCTTCATCTTTATCAACAACATCTATTTCTTCTACTGCTGATTTGACAGTAGATTGCCCTTCTTTGACTTTAAGTGGAAATTTAAATATATCTACATATTTTACCATAAATTCAGCAAATGGAAATTTATCAACTAGTGGTTTTCTGAAGACATCAAATATTTTAAATATTAATGATATTTTAACTATAGAAAATAATACAATTTCGACATCATCTACAGATATTTTAATAAATCCTCCAGATGGTAAAGTTTTAAAAATTGATAATAGTACAGCAATTACAATACCAGCTGGAAATTCTTCACAAAGACCATCTAGTTCTGTAGCAGAAAGTGGATCTATTCGTTTTAATACAGATACTAATCAATATGAAGGATATAGTGGAGCAACATCATCGTGGTCTTCTCTTGGTGGTGTACGAGATCTTGATGGCAATACTTATATTACAGCAGAAGAAACTATAGGATCAAATGATAATCGCTTGTGGTTCTATAATGATAATATCAATACTGTAAGATTTACTACAGAATATCAGGAATTTATAAATGCAAAAAAAGTAAGGTCATTAAATGTTTCTGCTCCTGTGACCATAAATTGGTCAGCAAACGCCCCAGTAACTACAGGACAATATTTAAAATATCGTAATAATATTTACGAAGTTGTAACTGGTGGTACAACAGGAACTAGTGGTAACGAACCAACAAATACAACTGGAAGTAATTTCTCAAATGGAACAGCAACATTAAAATATTTTATATCTGCTGTTGCTCCTTTAACTTTTGAAGAAATTTCAGAACTTCGTGTTGCTCCAGATGGCGGGACATCTTTGGTTATTAATGGAGATTTGAGATTACAAACTAATGAAATTTCCACAGATATCAATGATTTAAAATTAAGACCAAATACTGGAAAGAAAGTAACTATTGATGCTAAAACTTCGCTGGTTCTTCCAGTTGGAAATATCAATGAGCGAGGAGCTCCAATTCGAGGATCTGTTAGATTTAATACTACAATCTCTCAATATGAAGGATATGACGGAACTAACTGGTCTTCTCTTGGTGGAGTTCGTGATGTAGATGGAAACACTTATATTATTCCTGAACTCTCTGCTGGTTCTAATGAAAATATTTTATACTTCTATAATAATGGAAGTAATACGCTAAGAGTTACCGCAAATGATATTCAATTAGATACTATTGATACCATTGCTTCTAATACGTCAAGTACTCTCAATTTCAACGCTTCCTTAATTACATTTGATAATTTATCAACATCTATTGATAATTCATCTTTATCATCATCTTTAATATCAACTACAAAAGATAATCTTGATCTTGGATTATCCACAGGATTAGTAAATGATCCTTTATTAAGATTAACAGATACAGGAGATATTTTTTATAATTTAGGATTTGGATCTGGTATTTATAATGGTGTTAAAATATTTGATAGTGAACTAAAAGAATGGGAAATAGCAGACTATAGAATATCAACATCTAAAACTACTTTAATAAAAAATACCGTAAATACAGGAAGTGCCATATTGTATGATCCAGCAATTCACGAGTCTGCTAAAGTTCAAATTATTGCTCATAATACAATAAATGGAAATAAAGAATTTATTGAATATTCTGTCGTTGATAATGGTACTGATATATTCTTTACTGATTTTGGTAATATAACAACTGGAGCAAATTTGATATCATCATCTTTTGATTTCAATGCTTCTAACAATGTCAGAATAACATTTACACTAGATGATACTATAACTTCTGGGCACACTATAGAAGTAACTATTATTAGTAATATAATAAAGAGGTAAAAAAATGGCATCAAATTTAAAAACATTAGATTCTGTTGGTGGATTTTCTATAGATAATACTGAAATTATCAATGAATTAAAAGATGTAAAGAATGTTAATTCTTTGGAAGTAAAAAATTCTTTTTATTCGGATAGCTCAACTTCTTATTATATTTTAAGAGGTTTAAATACAAATGTATTATCATTAGATAGTATTGGATCTCAAATTATATTACCATCAAATACAATTAATTTTATAACAGCAAATATTATTGGAGTCAATGATACTGGAGGCGGTCACATATCATCAAAATTAGAAACTGCAGTTTCCGTGGATCAATCGGGAAATGTTCAAGAATTATCATCAATGACTACTATAATTAAAGATAGCATTCCAGAGGGACAATCTTGGACAATAGAACCATTCGATAGTGGAGCAGCGAATAGATATAGTTATAGTACAGTAAGAGCTGGTACTACAACTACTATTAAATGGATTGTTTACGTAAAAGTTGTTAGTGTTTCTTGGACTTAATGCTAAATAGATAAAGAAAATAAAACCTACGCCAGAGGCTCGATAGTAAGATGAGTTTTCAGTTTAATTCCGATAGAGAACAAATTAATGCTATTAATCCTTCTCTCATTGGTTCAAATGAATTAACAATTCGTTCAGGTTCTGGATCCAACGAAAAAGAAGTACTTCGAGCTCAACTAGATTTAAGTACTAAACTACCTCGCGTAGGTATTAATAGAACTGGTAATAGAATTGACAGAATTGAAGTAACATCCCAAGGTTCTGGATATACCACACAACCAACAGTCACATTATCTTCTCCCCCAAATGGCGGAACACAAGCTCTTGCTTCTGCCTTAATTAGTGATGGAAAAGTTGTAGCAATTCTTGTAGATAATATTGGCAGTGGTTACCTAACGGCCCCTTCTGTAACTATTACTGGTGGTAATGGTCAAGGTGCTAATGCTACTGCTTTTCTTGATACCGTCGATTTTGAACTTGATATTAATGGTGCTATCAGAACATCAACTTCGATTATTTCTGACACAGCAAGAATTCTAAACCTAGACATTGATAATTTTGTTACTCCAGATGCTCAGTTTAGAGCACCAAATTTAAAAACATACTTGAATAGTGGTGGAACTCCTTGGTCGGCAAATGTTATTGTACAACAAGGACAATATAGATATCATAACGCGAATGTTTATATATCTTTAAATACAGGAGAAACTGGAACTACACCGCCACAGCATACTGATGGAATTCAATTAAATGGAGAAGTTCAATTTAAACATGTAGGTATTCGTGCTAATGATACAAATCAACCATATTTTGGACAAGGTGGACAATCTGGAATATTTCCACGTTCTGTTACACCAGACTTTGGCGACAAATCAGATAAGATTGCTACAACAGAATATGTTCTCAATCTAGCAACAAATGATGTTGGTGGTCGTGTTTATGTTTCCGAACAAATTGGTTCCGATTTGAACGATGGTCGTTCCGCTGTTAATCCAGTAAGAACAATTAAAAGAGCGGCACAAATTGCTTGGACAACTCCTGGTGTCAAAGAAACTATTGTTATTTCTGGTGGTGATTATGTAGAAGACAATCCAATTTCACTTCCACCAGATTGTTCTGTTGTTGGTGATAATTTACGTCTTGTTATTATTAGACCAAATAATCCACGTAAACATATCTTTAAGTTTGGAGATAAGAATTATGTAACTGGCGTAACCTATAGAGATAAAGTAGATTCGAACGGAGATCCAGTTTCAACATGGGATTTTGCTATGGTCTTTGACGACAAGCAAAGAATTGAATATGATTACAGCACAAATGGAGATTTTGGCACAGATTTTCCAGTAGGTCACCAAATATTTGGACCAGAAAAATTTAGATCTACTTTTCAATCAAACACTGGATTATCTCAACTGACAGCTGGACAAAGAGTTCGTGGCGTAAACACTGGCGCTATTGGTTTACTCACTGATGTACAATTTACTAGAATTACTGGAGCAGATGCTTATGTAAATGGTAGTGTAGATTATAATATTGTTAGTGGAAGTTTTAATGCTGGAGAAACTTTCCAATATGGAGGAATAGGATCCGTAAGTTTTACTCCAAATACTGCTTACACATTAGGACAGTTGGTTTGGACTGGAGATAATGTTTATACAATAACAACTGCTGGTACTTGTGGATCTTCTGCTCCATCACATACTACTGGTGCTGTTACGAGTGGAACCGCAGTATTTACATTCCTTAGAGCAGCATACGAATTTATTTCTACTGACATTCGTTCTATCCGAGCAGAAGGAGAAGTTGTATTCATTGATGAAGATATTACTTCTGCTTTACCAATTGTAAGAATTGATTTCTCAAAACAAGGTGATCCAGAAGTTGCTACTGGTGGTTTTGGAGACTATGGAACACCAGAAGATCTTGGTGGTATTGTCTTCTATACAAATGCTCTTGTTGGAAGACAGAATACTCACAATTTCAAAGAAGGACAAGAAATTTTAATTTCAGGTCTCTCATCATCAGCACCAGATCTTTCCTTTTTAAATGGAAAGCAAAGAATTTACAAAGTACTTGAAGATGCTGATGGAAGAACAAGAAGATTTGTTATTCCAAAGAAAACTACAGTTACAGTTGATTCTAATTTTGATCCTGGTCAGTTTGCTACGGTAAAATCTTATTCAAAATCTATTACCCTTTCTCTACTAAACTCACCAAATAAATTCCCAGTAGCAACTCCAGTAGCAAGAAGATATCAAGATGCTTGCTTACAGATTAGAAATAATATTGATTTTATTGCTGATGAAGTTGTAGGAAAAATTAATGACCAATTTAAGAGAGAATATTTCCCTGTATATGGAATTAGTGGTGTTCAATTTAAAATATATCTCGGACCATCATCATTCGAACATACTTATGTAAGTGGAGGTACAGTAACATTTAATGGAACTGCTTACAACATAACTGATTTTACATATGATAATGCTATAACTGGAGAAGCAACAATTACAACATCTATCCCAGTTGCTTCTTTAGTAGATGATAGTATTGTAAAACTTGATGGAATTATTGTAGAGTGTGATATTGATGGAGTAACAACTCAAAAGACATATCCAAGCTTTAACATTCCAGTAAGCGATTCCAAGTGCCGTAGAGATGTTGGACACTTCCTTAGTGCTATTATTAGAGACCTAGAGTTTGGAAGCAACTACAACGTAATCGAAGCTGCTAAGAAATATATTTCTGCTGGTCAAATTGATCTTGTAGATTATGAAATTACTCAAACAATTCGTGCTATTGAATATGCTAGAGAACTAGCAATTTATGCTATGAGAAAGTGGAGAACTGGTAACGGTACTCCTTCTGATCCAGTTTATACTCCACAGTATTCTTCAGTTGCTAGATATTTTGATCCAACTGTAATTGATGATATTGCTTCTCCAGCATGTGCTAACGTAGCATCTGCTATCAACACACTCTCATATCTATTTGTTGATGTATTAGCAAATGGATCTTCTGGAACTTATTTGGATGCCGCATATTTAATTGCTAGAAACAGAGATTTAATTGCCGATCAAGCATATAATACAACAAAAACTCAATATCCATCTCTCGGTCTTTCAAATTTAAATGAAAGCAAGTGTAGAAGAGATATTAATTATATTATCAGTGGTTTATTAAGAGATCTCATTCTTGGTGGTAATGCTGGTATTGTTACTGCGGCCGAATCATATTTTACTGGTACAGCACTTACTGGTATTCCAGAAGCACAAAGAGACGAAACAATTTATGCTTTTAATCAAGTAAAAGATTTAACCATTCAGGCAATTCGTAACTGGAGTGGTGGCACAATAGCGACTAGAACTCCAACTGGTGCCACATACAACGCAACAACTGGTGTTCTAACAGTTACTTTCCCAAACCCAACAACTCCAGTTACAACTGCTCACAGACTTGCTTTTAAAGAAGGAGCACTAACGTTCAGTTGTACTTCTGGTAGTGGCGGAAATCTAGCAAGTCCAACACCAACAGATCGTAACTATGGTAAAAGTTTAACGATCACCAATGTATCAACTGCTGGTGGAAATACCACTGTTACAGTTAATGTTGGAGATGCTGGAACAGCATCTGGAGCAACCCACACATTTGTAAGTGCCCTAGCAAATGGAACTATCATTATCTACAACCCAGTTACATCTGCTCTAACTTCACCAATACCAAAATATGAAGATTGGAATATTCTACTGTCATCACAAAGTCCTCTTTGTGCTAACGTTGCTTCTTCGATCACAACTTCATTTACACTACTAGAAGATATTTTAGATGGTACTATTGCTCCTGGAGCAACAACAAAAACATTTGGAACATTATTTAATACTGTTGGAATAGTTACATATCCAGATAGCACAATTTACGATGCTGATGGAGTTATCATTACACCTAAGTCAGATTTTGATGATTATCCAATCATTGAAGCTTCGCCATACACACAAAACGCCTCTGTAATTTCGTTCCTTGGTGGTGGTGGCGCTCTTGTTGATGGTTTAAAAGTCAAGCAACCAAACTGTCCATTCCCTGGTCTTGAATTAGATGGTTCTGCTACTTTTCCAAATCAGGGTAAGTCAATGGTTGCTTCGGCATTCACCATTGTATCATTTGGTGGAATTGGATATAAAATTATTAATGATGGATATGTTCAGTTAGTTTCGGTATTTGTTATCTTCTGTGCTGATGGTGTGTTAGCAGAAAGTGGTGGATATGCTTCTATTACAAACTCTGCTACCAACTTTGGTATCTTTGCTTTGAGAGCAACTGGATATAATAGTTTTGCTTACTCTTTTGACGTTGGAACTATTACTAATGTTTCTTCTACACCAACTGGTAGAACAATCCTCACAATTGATGGTCTTGGAAGAGAACCACTTGAGCACTATATTGTAAAAATTGATGGATATGAAAATGTAGATCCAGAAATTGAATACTATCTTGATTCTGTAACTCCACTTACTGAGGCATCGCCATTTCGTGCTCAAGTAACTATTGAATCTGGCACTGGTGGTCCAGCGGAATTTAAATCAATTGCTACTGGACAAGCAGTTTCAAATTCCACGTTGACTGGAGCGACAATTAGATTACGTCGCCCATCAATTGTCAATAGCTCTTCTCATACTTGGGAATTTGCTGGATCTGGAACAAACTATAATGCTTTACCAGAAAATGGTGGTGTTAAGATTGAAGCATATGAACAAGTATCAGAAGATTATGGTCGTGTTTATTGTTCTGGTACTGATGAACTAGGTGACTTCAAAGTTGGTACATTTGCTAGAATTGAAAACAGAACTGGTAACATCACCTTTACAGGTACAGTTACAATTTCTGAAGTCGAATTTCTTAAGTTAAAAGGTGGAGATGTTGTTGTTACTGGTTTTGACGCTTCTAATACTCTCGGAGGTGCTAATACAACTGACTCTAAACTACCAACTCAAAAGGCAGTTAGAGATTACATCACAAATAATCTTGGTCCATACATTAACAAACCATTCTCTACAAACGCCGTTCCTAGAGCTCTGGTAGAACTCACAGACAGCGGTAAGATCTCTATTGATCAAATTCCACCACTAAGACCATTCAGCGTTTATACAGTACCAGATCAAGCATCTCGTCTTGCTATCGAAGGCGCTCTTGCTGGCGATATTGCTATTCAACAGGATACTTCTACTTCATATATTCTAAACAATGACAACGGCAGCTTGTTCGTTTCATTCAATGTAGATCCTACCCTACAGTTTACAACTGGTGATGTATTTACTGGCAGCATCTCTGGTGGTAAAATCCAGGCAACAGAATATCGTCAGGGTGTAGTTTATCAAATTAATATCACAGATCCTGGATCTGGATATACTGCTCCGCCAGTTATTACTATCACTGGTGGCAATCCGCAAGCTGGTTCTGTTCAAGCATCAGCAACTTGTAGCATTGCTAACGGAAGCGTTGTAACAATAACAATTCAAACATTTAATAATTATATCGGCGGTAAAGGATACACAACTCCACCAACAGTAACATTCTCTGCTCCATCTGGTGCTGGAACACAAGCAACTGGTGTTGCGTTAATTGAAAGCAGATTATATGGTAATATTGTTAATAATATTAAGATAGAAGAATCTGATACTATTGAATCAAGCGATATTCCAGCAGAAACAATTAATATTAATAGAGTTGTAAATACTTCCGCTTCTAATAGTAATAATTGGGTATCACTTTCTACTAATCAAATTGCTGCTTCTGATATTACATCTGGTGTTATCGCTACATCAAGATTAGCAAATAACTCAGATGCTGCTAACTCATTCAGCTTTCTTAGAGGAGATCAAAGTTATGCTCCCGTGGTTCAATCTGTTAAAGGAGCAGAAATCAGATATTTTGCTAAATTATTCTCCCAGGCAAGTAGTGGATCTAGTCAATTAATTTTTACTACCAATTCTAATACTCTTGTAGGGCATACAGTTGTTGATAATGTAACTGGAATTCAATCAAATACTTCTATCAATGGTGTTGTAACTTCTGGCGGATTAACTACTGTATCTTTAAACAATCCACTAACATCAACACTTGCTGCAGGAACTATAATTGAATTTAGGAGAGGAGCTTCGCCTCTGGTATTCGAGTCATCATACACTCAAGGAAGTTTTGTTGATAGTATTGTAATTGCCAATGGCGGAACTGGATTTACAGATGGTCAATATTTTGATATTCCTTTAACTGGAGGATCTGGCACTGGATTAAGAGTTAATATTATTGTTTCTAGTGGATCTGTCACAGAAGTTACCGTAACAAATTCTGGTTTAAATTATACTGCTGACTTTAATGTATCTTCTGCTCCTGCTCAGATTGGTGGTGGATCTAGTCTTGTTCTTTCCGCAAAAATTAGCACAGTCAGTAGACAGTATGCTAATACTTCAATTGATGTTCAAAGAGTAACCGATCTTACAATTTCAGCAGATGAATTTGGTACAATTGGTGTTGCTAGATTTAAGAAATCTCAATTTACAATTGGTCAATCTGGAAATGGATCTATTGTTCTTAAGACAGGTGCTGATAGTGGTCTTGATGCGGACCTTCTTGATGGAGCACAGGGTTCTTACTATCTAAATGCTTCAAACTTAAATGCTGGCACGATATCTGTAGATAGATTGTCTGGTACATATAATATTAGTATTTCTGGTCAGTCTGGTAACACAATTCGTTTAATTACAAATACTTCAAACCCAACATCAAACCCATCTCCAAACGCTTTCTCTGTTGGTATTGTTGCTGATACAAGAAACAACGCTTCCAATGGATTGTCTGATGGGGGTACAAAAAATCTTGTTATGACAATCAGACCAGGAGGATCTGGATTTACTGTAGATGGTGGTGTCAAGCAGCTGGCATTTACAGATAATGATAACATGTGGTTACGTGGATCTGGAACTAATGTTGATGCTTTTGGATCATGGGCTAAAGTTTGGACTTCTCTAAATGATGGTCCTGGAACTGGTCTTGATGCCGACAGATTAGATAATCGCCAAGGCACTTGGTTCCAGAATGCCATTAATATGAACTATGGTATTCTAAGTGATAATCGTTTACCATCCTATCAAACCAGAAAAGATTTTCAGGATACAATAAGAGTTGTTTCGTTTACTGGTCAACCAAGATATAGAATTTATATCCCAGATGAAACTTTAACTACATCTCCATTCCTTCCTGGTCTAACAGTCAATCTTTATAATTCAAATGATCAGGGAACTGGAACAATTTCTATTGCAGATGTTACTGTAAATAATGATACAAACGATGTGTTTAATAATTACACAATTATTACTGGCACATTAACAACTGGTAATTTTACTGGTGCTGTTTCAATCGGAACTGCCAGCAACAAAAAAACAATTAGAGATTATAGTATTTCTTATCTGGATGCGGATGCCAATGGAATTCCTGATGGTACATTTGTTGCTGCTACTCTTGAGAGCGATGGTGGAACTGCCAATCTAAGACTTGGTAGAAAAGATGGTCAGGCATCTTCACCTGGATTATACTTCAACTCATCAACGCTTGCTGCTACTTACAACGCTGCCATCGTAGCTACTGGTGGTAATGGATCAACTGCTAGCGGTACTCTTGATGTTAAGGTTGTTGACGCTAATGGATTTACACTCAACGGCAACACCATCTGGAATGCTGGTAACGTAACATTCAATAGTACAAACGTTGTTTCTACTGCTGTTATTCGTGATGCTTCTGGTAACTTTGCTGCTGGAACAATCACAGCAAACCTAACTGGTAATGCCTCTGGTAACGTCCTCAAGGCTGGAGATACCATGACTGGTTCTCTAACCTTAACTGGTGCTGGTAGCAATCTAAGCGTATCAGGAACCCTTGGAGTTACTGGTAATACTACTCTAACTGGCAATTTGACCGTTGATACTAATACATTATTTGTTGATGCCACAAACAATCGTGTTGGAATTGCAACTACCAGTACCGCTGCTGGTATAGCACTTACGGTTAACGGACCTATCAAAGCAGGAAGTTCCACTAGCACAAATTCTGAAATAATAATGAGAAGTTGGAGTTCTACTGATACTTCAATTGATACTTTATTATCTGGTTCTAATTTTGGTGCTATTATTGAAGGACCAACAAATGGACATCTTACTATTGGATTGAGAGATAATGATGTTGCTGATAGTTTTAGTATCTTATCTACAAATTCTACATATACTACTGGTGCTGCTTCATATACTAACCTCATAGCATGTTTTAGAGGAAATGGTACTGTAGGTATCAACAAAGAACCAGCAACTGGATATGCTTTAGATGTTTCTGGAAAAGGTAGGTTCTCCACTTCCCTGGAAATCCGTGATGCTTCTGATAACTCTGGGGCATCTATATTGTTCCTCGGTTCTTCTGGATTTAGAAACTTTAGAATTGGTAACCAGTTACTTGCCAATGATATTTTTGAAATTACACCTTCTACTGCTGCTGGTGGATCAACATGGGCAACAACTCCAGCATTGGCAATTCAGGGCACTAGTGGAAGAGTTGGTATTGGCACAACTACATTTAGTAGCACTGCTACTGGGTCCACAGTTAACTACCAACTAAACGTAGAAGGAAATATCAATATTAATGGTCAGGTTTATCAAAATAATCTACCATTTGTAACTTCGAGATGGACAGCATCAACAAATGGCACAGATATTCATAGATTATCTAAAGTTGGTGTCAACAAAGCAGATCCAACATCTACGTTACATATTTCAGGTGATGTAAATATTGAAGGATCTACATTTGTAAGTCAAGCAAATACATTAGTTTTGAAAGCAAATGGAGATAGACAGTATATTGATACATATGGAGTGTTCAAGACCAACAGAAATACCGTTGCCGAAAATATAACTATTCCAGCAAATACAAATGCTCTAAGTGCTGGTCCTATCACTATAAATAATGGCATAACAGTAACTATATCAACTGGTGCCGCTTGGTCAATCGTTTAAAGAAATATGTCTACTATTGTTGTACAAAAAGTAAATTTATATGAAGGTATTAAAATGCCAGTATATACAAATGCGACTAGACCTACATCAGGTAATAGTACTGGCGATTTAATTTTTAATTCTACTGAAGGAAAATGTCAGTTATTTTTCAATAGTCAGTGGAACAATCTAGATTTTGAGGTTTAATAAATGTCTGAACTTAATGTAGATAAATTGCTTTTGAGCGGAAAATTAACTATTCCATCATATACAACGGCAACCAGACCAGCAAATCCAGATACTGGATTAATCATTTTTAATTCTAGTTCCAATGCTTTAGAAGTTTTTAATGGGGATGATTGGAAAGCAATTGGTGGTGGAGCACTATTTCCATTTACTACTCACACATTTACTACAGGTGGAACATCTGGTAGATTCGGACCAACTATTTCAACTTTAAGAACAT